CATCTCCATCATAGATAGGATAACCTAATGGCAAATCCATTTCTAATTTATATTGGTTATTTGCATCAATTATTGAAGTAGATGTAATTATTGATAAAGGTGATGTAAATGTTAATCCAAATGCTCCAACTTTCGCATAGGTAGCACAATCAAATATATCCCTTGTAAGCATATAAGTAATTGCCAAAGTGCCATTTTCAGGTATTGGTGGAGTTGTTATAGTAACTGTATTTATTTTATCTTCCTCTACTAAAGGAACTTGATAATAATTGTCAAAAGGTGCAACCGAAGCATCTTGCCAAATGCCATCAACATTGATGTAGTAAATTGCAGCACCACCTCCTATTCCTGTTAATTGTATTTGTATTTGTCCTCTTACTTTGTCAACAGGTTGAGCATAAAATGTTTGAGTATATGTTAATGTGTCATTTGCCGTTACATATCCAACAGGATTTGTATGAACTTCCGTTAATCCTGTAACACCTGTTGATGTTCCTAATATCATATAAAACCAATCACTTGCCTCATATGGTTTATTTACAACCGATACGCTTCCACCTGAACCTTGATTAAATGTTCCCCATAATGTAGGAAATCCACTTGTTAAATTCTTTAAGTTTGAATTTGAAATATAATTAGGTGCGTAACTAATATCATATCTATAATTGAAATTGTTATAACCTTTCTTAAATAGCTTCATTTGGCTATTATTAGTAAAGTATAAACCGCTTGTATTTCCTGTATATGGTTGTATTTCGCTTAATGTATTAAATGTGCCTGAATCTACTAATAAGCCATCTGCATCGTATTCCGTAAAGTATGTGTAAGCAAAGTATGGAGCAGCAGCAAACTCATTAACTGCTACAATCATCCATTTCCCATTGGCTTGATAAATTTTGCAACCAAATGACTTTAATATTTTAGTCAAAACAATTAAACAAGTTTCGTATGTTTCATCATCATTTTGAAAGTAAACAGGTCGTAAATAACTTTGATTAAATGGTTCATATTCGCTACCATCACCACGATTATCCATTCCAGCTGCGTAATAAGAACAAGCAGTAATTAAATTCAATCCTGTTGGGAATCCTATTTCAGCCAAACAACTATATAAAAAATAAAGTACTGTTTGTGGGCTTAATTTAGTGTTACCAACCACATTTGTTTCAACATAAGTAAATGGAATATAATCTAACATTCCAAGTCCATCAATAGCATTAAAAGATAATTCTTTTCTACCTGTGGTAAAAGAGTATTGTACTAAATCACTTAAAACCCAACCTTGCCAATAAATTTCCTCATCTATAAATAATTTAACTAAATATTTCCTATCGTTCAAAGTTGTAAAGTCAGGCATATTATCAGCATCATCGGTAACATCAATACTAACATTTAACTGACTTGCATAAATAGGTTCGTAAATATCATCACCTCTTGGAATGTATTGTAACTGAATTGCAGTTGCAGGATATTCAATTACTTCCGCAACTGTGTCATCAATATACATTTCAACAACCGCAATCTTATCGTTTTTGGTTGCAGCAGTTATTTGGTATTTTAAGTTATATGCCACCTCGCCTTAAATTTAATGATGAATTAGACCTTTGTAATGCTAAAACCAAATCATTGCCTCTTAATACAAATGAACCATTACCACCCATTCCAACTCCACCACTCATTGCACCTGCGTTAAATGTAGTATTAAGCATTCCGCTTAATTTACTTAAAGGGATAACCGCTTCAGGACCAGCTTCACCAATTAAAGCCATTGATGGTCCATTTGTAATGCCTCCTGTTGCTCTTGGACCTGAATAACCAAATGCACTTTGTAATGCACCACTTGCTCTAAATATAGCTTTAAGTTCAGGGAACGCAGTAAGTATTGCCTCAAATATTGTTGCTTGAATAACCGCAGCAGCGATTGATTTGGCTATGTTTAAAAACATTTGACCGATAGCATCAAGAGGATTTGTTCCTTGCTCTAAAGCATCCCAAACACTCATTAAACCATTAGTTACATTACTTGCCAACATATTAGCAAAGTTTTCGTATGATTGATTTAATGCCTTTACTTTTTGTTCTTCAGTAGTCCAAACATTCATTCTTTCTTTAGCATCCTTTGCTAAATATTTACCTAAACTATTTTGTTCAGTATCTGATAACTTTTCTTTAGTTTTTTTTGTAAATACACTTTCTTTAACAGGTGTATCTTTATATTCAAATGCAATATAAGATGTATCTATTTCTTTAAATCTTTTCTTATATTTTTCATAATCCATTAATTGCTGCGACAATTCATATTTTAATGCAGCTGAAAATTCTTTTAATGAATCTATTGTTTTATTTCCACCTTTTTTTATTGTTTCAGGTGTTGGAGTTAATGTAACTGTTGATAATTGCTTTAATGTATCTAATTCAAGTTTTGCAATATCTTTTTTTAACTCATTACCTAAAATATCATATTGAGCATTAATTAAATCCTTTTGTTGTTGTATTGTTTGTCTTTGTGTTGCAAATCCAGTACCAATAAGTCTTTCTGATGTAATCTTTTTTAATTCTGCATTTCTCTTTTTCTCGTTTTCAATTTGAGCAGCATATGCAATATCTAATTGAGAAATATTATTTTTCTCTTTAGCAGTAGCATCAGCTTGAATAGCTGCTTGGTTTACTAATGTTTGATAATATGCTTTATCTTGACCTAATTTTGCATTTTTAATTGCATCACTTTTGCTATATAAATCTTGTAATTGCTTTAATGCCTCCTTTTGTTGAGTTGCATTACCTCCAACAATAAGTTCAGTTAATAAAATTCCTTGTGTTCTTTTTGTTTGCTCTTTACCTATTAGCTTATTTAAATCATTTGCAACTTTATTAAGTTCTTCTCTAAACTTTTCTAATGCATCAATTGGTCCATTAAAAAACTCTTTTAATTGTTTTTCAAATGTAACAGCCAATGAAGATACAACACCAATTGCAACACCAATTCCAGCTGGACCAATAAGTCCATTAGCCATTGCTTTTAAAGCATTCTTTGTACCGCCTTCAGTTGCTGCTAATCTTTGAAAAGATTCAACCATTGGGTTAAGGTTATTCGCAATACCACGAATACCAAATGGAGCATCTTGAGCAATCCTAGAAAAGTTTGTTAATGATTCGGTAGCTTTATTAGTACTCCTTGAACTATTGTTCATTGCAGTATTAATGTTACCAATAGTACCATTAAGAGATGCAATTTCTCTATTTAATATTGCAACTTCAAGTGGATTTGTTGATTTTTTAAGTTGCGTTTGAAATTGCCTTAATTTATTTTCAGCAACTTGTAGTTCACCTTGTAATTGTTGGGAATCCATTCCCAAAAAGACCTCTAAACCTATTACTTCTGCCATCTTTTTTTTAATTTACTCCATACAATTTAAGTGTCCTTGCCAATTGGTCTTTAGTCAACATTATTTTTTCTTCTTCAACTTCTACATCATCAATCTCTGGTATATGCCAAAAACTTTTAAGGGATTTTGGCGATTTTTCAGTAGTGCTACTTAAATATACAATATAGGCAAGGTTTCTAGTCCTTGCCCATTCGTTTAACTCTTGTTTTTCCTTACCCATTACGATAATAGAAAAGTCTTTCCAAGTCATATCCCAAAACTCATTGGGTCTTATATTGCATTCAGCAGCTTTCACTAAAATATCATCCCACCCTAACTTTATTAGGCTTTTTTTTTTCTTCTTTAGGTGTTCCTTGTACTGCTGTAACTGTATGTTCTACAATATACTTTAAGTACATTAAAACTTGCCCTTCAGGATTAAAAATACCGCCTATTTCATCAATCCAATCGCAAACATCATTTTCGGTAAATTCAACTTCTTGTTTGTTACTAATACAAGCGGATTTGTATCCAATATATATTAATTTAACAATGTTATCCAAGTCAAATTGACTATTACCTAAAAACTCAAAGTATTTATCAATAGTTATGTCTTTTGCTTTACAAAATTCACGCATTGACCAAGTACCCCATTTTAATTGAATTGTTGTATTGTTTAGTTTTAATTCAAACATAGTTTAGTTGTTGTTTTATGCTTGTTCAGTTTGTGCAATTGGTGGAACACATACTACAAATGTTGCAGTAAATTTCACATCATCTTTATCAGCAGCAGTTACATCAAAGTCGCTAATAAATACAGTGCTAGTAGAAAGACCACCATAATACACATCACCAGCAGAAGGACTTGCTTTACCCATTTTAATAGTAAATTGAGTTCTTGCAGCGTGAGCAGCATACAATTGTTGATAAGAATCCTTGCTTGGAGTTCCTGTTTCATCAATTGCAAAACCTTCAGCTTTGAATGATTGTGTAAATGCTGGACCTGCTTGGAATTGGTCTCCACATTTTGAAGTTGCATCAATAGTGTTTACAGTTGATGTCAATGAGTTTGTCGTTAAACAAGCCACAGGTAAAAAAGTTGTACCTCCAGCTAAATCTGCTAAAAGGATATAATCCCTTGCTGATACTTTAGTTTCTGCCATTTTATTTTAATTTTGAGTTATTATTAAATTATAAGTTATTATCGTTCTAAATACGTTGTCCAAAGGGTTTAAACCATCTAAATTTCTAATTGCACCAACCACCAAACTTGAAGCATAAAACCCATTTGCAAGGGTAATATTTGTGTCGGAATTGATTGCAGTTAGTATTAAATTGCTTATCGTTTCGGCTCTTTTATAACCAAAGTTACTATTTTTTATTACAATGTCAACATCAATGGTAATTGCATTGGTATAACTGATTTTCCCTTGTTCTTGACTTGAAGTTCTGCCACTCATAATAATATATTCATTTGGAGCAGAATCAGGTGCAAACCCATCATAAACAGGTAATGTACTTGAACTTGTCAAGTTGGTATAAAACCATTTCTTTATTTCTATATTAGGATTAAGCATTTAATATTTCTTTTATTCTTTTTAATAATTTTGGCTTTTCTTGCTCAAAAGCTGGTATTAAAAAAGGTTGTGGTTTTAATCCGTTTTTTAAAATACTTCTAGCTATTAAATAAGCAGTTGACTTATCATTTTTACCACCAATTCCCTTTCTTCTAACCCATAATGTCAAAGCCTCAATCATTTCTTTAAATGTACCACCGCCCTTACCTTTGAATTTACTAGCATATTCTTGATAATTGTTAGGTACACTAACTTTGCCACCTGTTCCAAATTCAACATAAGGCGAATAACTTGTTCTTGCACCAACTGTATAAGAAAAGTTTTTTGTATCACCATCTTCAGTTAAAACAATAAGATTTCTTAAGTTACCAAAATTAACAGGAGCCATCTTTTTAGCATCATTTTGAATCTTTAAAGCAGACGCATTAAATTCCGATTTGACTTCGTTTTTAGCTTTATCATTAATATCTTTAAACTTCTTATAAAGTTCACTAAATCCATTTAAATCAAATGTAATTTGGTCTGCCATTATGCATACATTAATATTTCGTAAAATCTAAACTGATTCTCTACATCCTTAATTGAATGGATTGTGTACATTTCCCCTTCTGCCTCTATTTTATACATATTGTTAATCGTTACATCGTACCTGATAAATAATTTAGCAGAACGTGTAAAACTCAATTGTAATTCTAACAATGCTCTATTCTCATCCATAGGTCTAAAATCCCCAAATACGACCTCTTGTAAGGCATAGGTAGTTGTGTAGCCACCTTGCCCATCAGCGGTGATTGTAGGCACATATAAGCCTATTTCCGAGTACATTGTGTTGGCATCAACATAGTTTGCCTTTTTGCTTCCTAATCTCATAATATTGGGCTTATTCTTGTCCAGCGTTGACACGCCCTCCAAGTCTTTTCACAAATACCTGTATCACTATCCAATCCTCTATTTTCGTAATCGTAACTAACTTGGTCTAAAATAGCAATCTTTAAATCGTTCGGAATGGTTGCGTAACCTACCACATAAGTAGCCTTTAGGTTTTCAAATTGCGGTCTTTGTAATTGTGGGAACTTACCACCTACTAAAGTGTAATCAGCAGCAACAATAGTGTCTCCGTTTTGGTCTATTAATGATGTAAAACTATTCATCGGACCATAAGGCAGCTGGAAGTATCCATCCCAATTTGTAAACCATACAACCGCAGTCTTTGCTATTAAACTCAATCCTGTACCTACTTCAACCGCTTCCCTTGCTTGTTTAATCATCAAGGAAATTTGGTTATCATCAACATTTGTAGTAACCCTACAATACAATTTTGCCTCTGCTAATGTAACAGGCTCAACAACTGTGCCTATGTCGGTCAAAGTAAAATCAATGATAAAATTATTATATGACATACATCTTTTTTACAAATTTACAATAAATATAATAAAAAACCCCACCGATTAAGATGGGGTCTTTATTATCTATGTTAGATTAAATTAAACGTTACCCAAATCAGCATAGATTGCTGAAGTTGGTTGCATCAAGTTGATGTCCTCATAACACTCAATTCTCGCAGTAACCATATTTTGTTGGAAATTAGAAGCATTCTCATAAGAGAATTCAATTGCTAATCCTTCAACTTCAATACGCTCTACGAAGCTATTATCCAATATAAGAACTTTGTCATCAGTAACCCAAGATGCAGCAATAATAGGAGTTCCCCATATTGTCATACCACCATTAGGATTAACGATAACCGAACCATTACCAGCATAGTAACCCAAAGTGATTGTTTCTTTTAATAAACGACCTAATTGTGCAGGGCTTACTAAAGCAACTGAAGATACAAAGTTTGCACTCTTTTGGTTGCCGATGTAATCAACTAATTGCTTTAAATCAACAGTTTCAGCAGTTGTTGTAGAACCTGTTGCAGCAGCAGATACAGTTGCAAAGAAAGCAGAGTTTTCAGCTTTAAAGAAATCTCTAGTCAACATTCTTGGTAAAGTTGTGCTTAAGAAAGGCAAACTTCTAGCCATTTGTTTTGAGAATGTAGAGAAACCAGCGATGTAATCATTAACCACTTTAACCTCGCTTAATGCGTAGTTGTTCTCACCTTTGTTTGAACCTTCAGTTTGAGCAGCAATGTTGTTAGTTGTTGCAGTCTCTTTGTAGAATACATACAAACCACTTTCACTTCTTACTGTTGGAACTAAATCACGGAAGTTAATTGCTTGACTTGGTAAAACTGAAGCGTTAATAGCGTAAGATGCTTGAGCATCTCCTGTTAAACTTGCACCTAAAGTCATTGACTTAACATCTCTTAAATCTAAACGATACTTACCATTTGATTTCATTGATTTTTCCATTTCATCCAATTTGCCATCTAATTTTTCTACGATAGCTTCATCTAAAAACTTTACTTGTTTAGATGCTTGTTTCTTTTGTGCAGCAGCTTGAGCATCAAATTGTTTTTGTGCTTCATCTTTTACTACACGGATTTCAGCGTTTGTTGCTTCCAACTTCGCTTCAATACTAGCTTGAAAACCTTTAAGGTTATCAGCCATTTCGTTAATTACGTTTTCCATTTTTACTTTTTTAGTATTTTATTAAATTCTT